GTTTGTTTATCTTTTTCATACGGAGCAAAGTGTTCTTTTATTTCGGGTCCAGTCATGAACATAGGCATATAACCAGCCTTGATTGCTTTACCTAAATCTTTAGGGGCGCTCATAGTTCACCTCGCGTGAGATTACTTCTTACGTGTTGGAAGAACTCGTTTTACCATTTCGGTCACGCCTGCACGAAGTGTGTCATTTGGCAACTTTGTCTTTGTCCGAGTCTTTTTACTTGAAGTTACTACTGCAGGTGCGGGTGCGGGCTTTGGTGATTCTTCCTGTCCCCACATGTCGTACTTCTTATTAGCCTGTGCTTCCATTGCAGCCCTACGTTGTCCTGCAGGTGAATTTTTTTCTGCTTCGTGTTGGCGTTGTATGTAGAAGTGAGAGCGAGCAGCGTATCCAACGCTTTCTGCCTCTTGAAAAGTATGTCCACCAGGAACTCCGTTGGGATGTGCTTGTCTTAAAACGGTTAGTCCGTGACGAATGTCTCCGCGAACATCAAGTGCTGTGCGATGTCCTCCATGATCATTTGTTAAATGATCGTAAAAGCCCGCCACTCCAGGATGGAAAATTGCTTTACCTGGGTTACCGATAGGGTGTCTTGACAGGTACTCATCTTCATTCGCCATGTGACGCGGATCATCCACGAAGCGAGTCTGATCGCTAAGACCAATTTTCATATCGTCTTCGTCGTAACCTACTTTTCTTCGAAGAGGATTACCAGGTTCATGGGTATAGGCGCCGCCCAATGTAAACTTACCGTTTTTATCGTAGTATCCTTTAAAAGGGTTTGCTGCCATTGGTATCTCCTTATAGTTGGTGCTTAATAATAGTGATAAGTGTATGGGCTACTGCCTTGCTTTGTATTGTAAAAAATTTTTTACTTAGGGGAGGTACCCTTAACAATAGAGCGGCGAATCTGGTCCATCTTGTATTGTGACCCTGGATCTTTTTGAATCTTGTTCCACCGTTGTTTGGCCACTATCTGCAGGTCTTTACGGGCTTCGGGCCAGTGGAAGGCTTCTCCATTCTCAGGAGTAACTATAGACCATCGATCTGGATCATTAGGCAGTTTCTCACCTGTTACCGAGTGAGCCGCCCCTTCTGGGGTCTGTGCAATGCGAAAAGCCTTACCGTGCCATCTATCAAATGAAAGATGTCCCTTGAATTGCTCAGAAGAAAGATTACTCACGTGCCTGTCGTTCTTGTCTCTCCTGATGGTTAGTCTCAACACGGTGCTTTGCTTCTTGCGCAGTTCTAAAGATTTCGCCGTGAACGCCTGAGCCTTCTCCCAATATCTCCCACTTGTGAGCAACAGTCCTGTAGGTATTCCAAACCTTTACTCCGCTAGGACCGTGCACATGGTATGTCACACCTGTGTCTTCGTGGTGTTCTTTTGTCCAATTAGATGGCGTAATAGATAATTCCGCTTTGCGACTTGCTTTACGAACTGCGCTTCTTTGTTTTCTTTCAGCCTGAGATTTAGCAAGCAACGCTTCTAGTTGCGATATTGAAAGATTATCTTCAGCGGCCATAAAGTTATTCTAAATGCTTATCTTCACACATTCTGGCTAAGTCAGGTACTACAAAGACTTTGCCGCATATTTCACAAGTCCATCTGGCTAAACGGTCTTTATCCATAAACGCAGTGTGTCTGATGCTCTCTATTCGTTGGGGCTAAATAACCAGTCACAATTACTGACTTGCTTGACTGTGTAATCTAGGGAGAGTAAGAAAGCGTGCTCTTCCAATGTGTGTGCTAATGAAACATTAGGGTAGTTGTCCCAGCACTCCAAAACAATTGTTGGCTTGTGGTGCTTGATTGTCTCTACCGCGCCCAAGATCACCTTGGCCTCATACCCCTCGACATCAATTTTTATGAAGTCAACCTGGTTTAAATAGAGAGAATCAAGGGTAATAGCGTCGATGCTCTCTGTATTAGGTGCCAAATGGTCATTTTGGAGCATTGAGCCGCCAATATTGACATTTTCCACTGATTTGTACTCTGTAATGTAATTTGAGTCAGAGAGAGCGTACTCATAGGCAATTGCGTTCGAACAGCCGTTAATTCGTAAATTTTCCTTAAGAAGGCTATATGACTGTCTAAAAGGCTCAAAAGCGAGCAATCTGGCCGATAATTTGGCCATTTTGACGCTATGAGTGCCAATATTGGCTCCAATATCCAAAACTACGTGATTTTGGGCGATATTTTCCTCAAAAAGGCGATGCAGATGCGGTTCCCAGACAATTCCCTGTTGCAAGTGGTAAGAAATGAAGTCATTGGTGTAGCAGCGAAATTGTGCACTCTGGCCTTGGTGGTAATCAGGCACGGTGGCAAGGGTCTCTAGGACGTCAAATTGCTTCATTTGGGCAGCCTAGCAGGTATTTCGGCTACTGCCTTGGGTTGTTACTGAGAAAAAAATATTAACTTACTCTACACGCGGGGCAACGGGAAGATTTGTAATCGTAATGGCTATGGTCGCCTACACCAAATGGGGTTCTGTATAAATTGTTTACAATAGAATGCCCACAACCGTAGGATGCGGTGGTTACCACAACACCCCGTTCTGCAAGATGGGCTGCGTGATCGACTAAAACGTCATTATGCTTTTGCGCATTTTGACGAGTCAACATAGCCATAAACATATGGCCCTCTACAGCGTTCTTTTTAGCGCCTCCGTGAGCCAATTTGACCTCTTTGGGGGCAATCCCTACAGACCCAAGGTCTTCGAGGAACTTTCGCTCGGTATCGTGAGCAGCGTTAAGGCTTTCTGGATCCATAGTCATGTAGTTATTGTGGCTTATTTTGGCTACTGCCTCAGCCTAAACCCCTCAATCATGGCTCTCACCTGGCTGCTCTGCGTGCGATCGTGACTTAAGGGTGGGGGTACTAATTATTTTTGATGTTTACTTAATCACCTGACTACTAATCAGGTGCGATGTTGTTAACACACGCTTTGTTATCAGGTTGTACCAACGATGTGGTGACAATTTTGGTGACGTAATCATTTCGGCTACTGCACTTTGATCACGATTGTCTGTGTGCATACCACCAACCTGTCAGTCATCTTTGCAAGATGTGATCAGGTAATAGCGATGTGATCACGTTGCTATCGATTCCAACTGCCTATTGGTATTGGCATTCATTGGTGCGTTCACCTGTTGGTAGATAGCAACGTGACTACATCTATTTACTTGTTGCTGTTGTTACGTTGTACAACGTTGTCGTACTCAATCAGCCATGTTGCTACGTTGGCTATTGATTGATCACTTAGTAACTCTGATACTGGATACACATCTATCTCCCTTCCATAACACTTACTCTCTCTTGGCATTAATTGTGTTAATTGATCTCTCTGTCATTACTGGAAAAAAATCCCTGCGCCGAATCCCTGCTGTAACTAATTGAACTTTCAACTTCCGCCTTGCGAGTTACTTGGCACTAGCGATCTTGGTGAGTTACTTCGGACTAACTCGGTTACGGCTAGACAGTCGAGATCGATGTTAAAAACAATGTGACCCACGACACATCTCACGCTCAATCTCGATCAGGCGATCTCACGCTCAATCCCTCTAATTCGCCTTCTATGGGCTCTCTCAGGGCTTTACCCCCAATACTGGAATAAGAACCCTATTCATGGGGCGATCGTGTCTCTACGCCTAGCCTGTGAGGTGCGGTTTCTTGATCGAACTCGCGCTTTACCTCTCTTATTAGGTTGTACCAACTTGTCGGACAGATGTGCTTTAATTCTCTCAGTAGCGCACTCGATGTGTGACCGCCGATCTCAGAATCCTCTAGGGGCAGATCAGCGAATCATTCAAAGTGAAAAAAGCGAATCGTTAAAACTGGCAACAGGCTTTAACAATAATTTAATAATAAATAAACATCGGTGTAGCAACCTGCGAAAGATTTCCCTTAGTGGACAGTACTTGCGTGACGATCAATTTATTTATTTATTATTCATAGTGACTAAGAAACTGCGATTCAATGCTATTTCTGATCTTGTAATTGTCTTTCAACAATTTAACGAGTGATTACAAAGCCATGCGATGTAAGTATGAAATAACTATTGAGTTACATTCACATAAAAAAAGTAACGCACGATAAGAATCTAATGCGATGACTTTATTTACGCGATGACTTACTAAATCGAAATCCATTCGACTAGTAACGAGCGATCACAATAAATAAACGAGCAGAGCGCACTACAAAATAAATGTGAATCAACGATCAGGAAACTGATTGTGAACAGCAGTCGGGCTTAGGGAACGAAGTGTGGAGATCGTCATGTAATTAGTGACGGAATGTCTCTACTAGTGAGTGCAGGTGGTAATCAATCCAACCGATTGCACATTGAAACTAGTTACAACAAAAACGATCAGCACTTCTGCTTATGTGTTAATAGTGATCGATCATCATAAACAATCAGCGAATTGTCTTGATGATCGATCGCTATGAATACATAACTCGATGTATTCAATTCCACTAGTAACTACAAAAGGAAACGGAATAAAAAATGAAACAACAAACATTCATTGATGCAAAGGGCAACATCGTTGCTCGTGGTCGTATTACTGAGATCGCTATTGATCTACTACTAAATGACGGAACTCGCTTCTACTCAACAAAGTCAGATAACTACACACTCGACTTCATCAAACAACTCGACATCGTAAAGGTGGTTAAGTAAATGACTGCAACCTGTAATCGATGCAATAAACACAATCTCGTATGGTGTCAGTCTAAAAAGGGCAACTGGTATTTGGCAGACCCAAAAACAGTTTCAACTAAAAGTGGGAACTACATAACTATTTCGTATGGACATAAGTGCGCTGTAGAACAAACTTATGAACGCAACGAAAGTTTCTTATTCGATCTTCAATCAAGAAGTGGGGCATAAATGACGATCACTCTTAAGTGCGCGATCTGCGTACAACCTTCAACCGATCTGTGGTTCGTAAAACTTGATGATCAACCTGCACTTATTTGCAGACTATGTAAGGGAGATAAATAAATGAGGTTCTATTGCGACTATTGTTCTAAAGAAAAAACCAATAGCGTGTTTCCTAATCTGTTAAAAACTAATCAGGAAACAATTATGAACGGAATCGCAGTTTGCGATCAACACAAACAAACTGCAATAACAAAATTAATTAACTTAAAAATGTACAAGGAGATAAATAAATGACAACTACACGCACCTCTAATCAAAAGGCTGGCGATCTGATCGCATCACGAATTGCATTCACAGGTAACAATCTCTACGGAATTGTTACTTCATTCGACTCTGACGATTACACCTACGGCAGAATCCCACAAGAGTTTGGTCACCAACTTAAATTAGATCGACCTGATTACATCGTGTACTCATACGGCACACCGATCGCTTGGCATTCTAATAGCGGTTGGTTTATGCCTAACTGCAAATACTCAACAACAACATCAAAACATCAAAACTATGTACGAAGGGCGGTTTCATAACATGGGTCGACTACACGCAGAGGAATTAGCAAGCGGTGAGTTTGTTATTGATCTCGAACAACAATTAGCAATTCACTTTCAATCTAATTGCTATCCACCAATACCCTCATTCATGATCGCCGTTGCTCAAGAGGCAATCAAGGCGGTTAACGATGAGCAATACGATCTCGAAATTGAATTACCTGCTGGTGTGCAATTTCGTAACTCAACAACTATTACGGCGATCAACGCCGTTGACGGATTATTCCTAAGTGCATGGATAAATAGAGATGAGGACTAAATGACGATCTTTCTAATTGCGATCATCGCTGGCGTTATTGGCGTATTACTTGAAAACCTGTTTCATGAACTCTCACAAAAGAATCGGGGTATCTAGTGAGCCAATTTAATCTCGATGAACTCGGATTACTTCACACAATGGTAAATGTGTCGATTGATAATGCGATCGATAATGATGCGCCACTACAGATTATTGGCGTACTTCAATCAGTACAAGAAAAACTCGATTCTCTCATTCAGATCGAATGCGACATCTTCAACGAGTTTCAAGAGTTAACAACACAACTCGATGATCTTTACCTTGCATCACAGATCATCGTTAAAAATCCTGATGCAGTTACAACCGACTACCAAACAAACTAACCTAGAGAGACGGAACATCACATGACTACAGAAAACAAATCCCTGTTCATTCCTACATTGGAAAAGACATCACACTACATACCACGCACCTTTAGCGGTGGCGTTACAGAAGATGCCATGTACGACTTCGCGCAAACACACAACATGAACATCTTGATCGAAGGCGATGCTGGAACTGGTAAAACAACTTCGGCACTTGCATACGCATCAAAACGACACATGAACTTCTTCGCTGTTCCTTGTAACTCAGCGATCGACTTCACACAATTAATCGGTGGCTTGTTCCCTGATGCTGACAGCAAACTAAAGTGGGTTGACGGCGCGATCACAAAGATTGTGCGTGAGGGTGGCTTGCTACTGATCAACGAACTCAACAATGCACCAAAGAATCTGTCTCAATACCTCATGAGCCTTCTTGATGATCGCCGTTCAATTACTCTCATGTCACATGACAACGAAGTGATTACGGCTCACCCTGATCTTCTAGTGGTTGCAGATCAGAATCCAAACTATCGTGGCACTCAGTTACTTAATGAGGCGTGGAAAGATCGCTTCGAAGTTAAATTGCGTTTCGATTACGACAATGCGATTGAGAAGAAGATCATCACATCTTCATCTTTACTGGAACTTGCAAACGGAATGCGATCAACATCTCGCAGAGAAGATCACGCATCAGATCGTGGAACTATCTTCGAGACACCTGTATCACCACGAATCTTAAAAACATTCGAGAAGTTAGCAAAGGGTTTGTCATTCGAGTTTGCTTGCGATGTATTCGTAAACAATTTCTCTGATGAGGAACGCCCTGCGGTCAAAATGCTTCTTGAAGGTACTGCTTACAACATCAAGGAAGAACTTGGACTTGATGTTGATGCGATCACAACCGAACACGCACAGGCATAACAATGTGTGCCTGTGGTAAATGTCCGTCATGCAAACGAATAGGAGTAACAATGAACTATGACGAAGCAATCGCAGATTGGGAACTCGACATACTTGGTGAAACTCGTGAGTCACTACGATTACAAGCGATCAAGGAAGAAGAGACAAAGCAACGACTGGAACGATTCACACAATTCTTCGGTCGTGTTAATTCTGCATTCACTTTCCGCAAGGTAATTGTTAATGTGGAACATTCAACAATGCAAGCACCTGCGTGGTCAGGTGCATCAACTGTTACTTTCAACTCTCGTGTCATTGGTGAACTTAACGATGCGAAATCAATCGCTGGTGTTAAGGGTCTTGATCTTCACGAGATCAGTCACATCTTGTACACATCTCGTGAAGGTTCAGAACTCTTCGAGTATGTACGCGATAACAATTACTTCATGGCATTCAACGCACTTGAAGATCAGAGAATTGAAACTCTCTTTACTGCAAAGTATCCGTCAACGATCGACTGGTTTACTGCCACGATCTTGATTCACTTCGTAGATAAGCCTGAGTCATTCACTAACTCTTATCCGCTATTGCGTGGTCGTAGATACCTTCCTGTGGAGTTAAGAGCGCGATCTCGTAACGCCTATCCTCATCAAGATCAGATCGATGAATTGTGTGCAGTAGTAGATGAATACCGCACTCTTCTCTTCCCTGCTGATACTGAAAAAGGAAAGGAATTAATTGCGCGATTCCATGATCTATTGCCAAAGGGTGACGGCACAGGCACAGGCACAGGTACAGGCGAAGGTGAGTCTGTGCAACCTGCTGGTACTGGCGAAGGTGGTTGCACAGTTCGTGTGAAGATCAATGACCCATTCGGTCATGGTGATCGACCACAAGAGGGTTTGGAATCCTCTGCTGATTCACGCCCTGTTCCACCACGAAAGCAAGAAAAAGATCGTGATCGCTCACAACAACTAGACAAAGAAGATGATGCGGAACTGGCTGAAAAGTTAAAATCAAAACCTGTGATCGATGTTGACATCAACGACATTGACTTTGGTGATGAAGATTNAGAAGATTCTGATCAAGATTCTGATTCAGATCAATCTTCTGATTCTGCTGGTNATTCTGCTGGTGATTCTGCTGGTGATCTCATCAACACATTGATTGAAGATTTATTAGAAAACGTTCTTGATTCTAATGAAACTGAAATTAATAACATCTTGCGACAGATCGGTGGCTTACCTTCTCTTGCTACCAATAATTCAAAAGAGCCTGAGTCAAATGAGTTTCGTGATCTAACTCCTGATTCAAATACTTTCCAAGCATCGCTTTCATTCGGTCGTGAATTAGAAAGACTGAAAGCATCGTTTGACCCTGCATGGGATAAGTACGAATCACAAGGTCGCTTGTCTGCACATCGCTACTTGCGTGGTGATGATCTCGATACAGTATTCGATCAATGGAATGAAGGTCGTGAAGATGCGACTGAGATCGAATGCGTAATCTTGTTAGACAACTCAGGTTCAATGAATGGACACAAAGCCTCTAGTGCGTACAAAGCCATGTACGCAATTAAGAAGGCACTTGATCGAGTAAATGCAAACACAACTGTTATCACTTTCAATGATCGTGCTAACACTCTCTATCGTGCAACTGATCGTGTAACTAACACGATTCGTGATGCTGGTGTTGGTGGCGGTACATCAGCAGATGAAGCAATTAAGTATGCAACTAAATTGCTTGCTGAAACTGAAAAGCCTGTTCGTATCTTCTTCGCAATTACTGACGGAGATTGGTCGGGCGATCAGAAGGTCAATCACGACACAATTAAGCGCATGGCTCGTGCTGGTGTGCTTACTGCGTTCGCTTACATTCCCGAAAGTGGCGAGACAGTAGAACCTCTTACAGATCAAAAATCGCACTATTGCGAGATCGCTTCTGTAATTCGTAATCCATTCGATCTTGTTTACATGGCGAAATCAATCGTGAAGTATGCGATCTCTCGCCGTCTTGTAAACAACTAACTGTCACTCTCTAGGTGACTCGGTGTGGTGCGTTACTTGTGGAAGGCTGGCGCACCACACCACTTACAACAATTACAACTAAGGAGAAAATAAATGAAATCAGTAGACTTAAAAATCGGTATTAAGTACGGCGTTATTCCTTCATGGGATTATTCATCAGCAGATAAAAAAGACCCGACAAAGGTTAGTAGACGATCAGTCGCTAACGCAGAGTTAGTCTCACTAGAAAAGTACGAATACAAGGTGTATCGATCAGATAATCCTGATGATGCACAATTTACTGATGCACCAAAGGGAAGTAGATCAGTCGGTTACATGGTCAAATCTTCTGATTGGGCTGGTAGCACACAAGGCGAGATTTACTGGATTGCAAGAGCGCAGGACATCGTTGCTGAGTATGCGACTCTTGAGACTCGTTGGGTCACAGAAGAAGCCGAAGAGAAGGCTCGTGAGGCTCAATACAAGGCAGAGCAAGAAGCCAAAGAGCAATTAGAGCGCATAGCAAGAGAAAACGCTCAACGATCTATTGATGCAGTAAAAGAATCACTTAGATCAATCATCGGAAATCGTGCAGACAAACTCGATTTCGAGATTCGCAATCGCCGTCAAGAAAACGGAGATTACAAACTAATGGGTGCTTGCACTATTGATGTACGCACTCTCCAATCACTAATCGAGAAGGTTCTCGAAGCGAGAGACATGGTGGCATAAATGAGTTACTTCTTAGATCGATTCGTAGCGATTCAAGATAAGTACTACAACAACTATCAAGGCAGTAAGCACTACTCGACATGGATTCGTAACAAACGATTCGATCATGTGATTGAGGTCAAACAGTTACCGAATACCTATCAAGAGATTGAGTACAAAGGTCACTCAATCATTGTGCAGGGCATTCATCACCAATGGTGTGAAATCTTCGATGTAAATGGAAACACATTTCCTAATTCTGCACCTGCATCAGAGATTGCAACTCGTGGTGAACTGCAATTCGACACGATCTTTATGGCATGGGCTTGGCGTGAAGGTTGCAAAGATTCAGATCAGCCGTTGAAGTGGAATAGCGAGAATGCGGTGATCTGCGGTAGTCATTCATCAGACAAGATTGAGAAAACTATCAAACTCGCAAAGAAGCGCATCGATCTTGAAGCAAAGATCGTTGCGGTTGCAGATCAGTTAATAGCGATCTGTGATGAGCGTATGGTGCATTCAACAAACATGAGTCAATACAATCCTTTCAACGCGGTAATCAACGATCAAGTGTTTGTTCAAGGGTTTGGTCGCTTGCGTAAAGGCATCATTGTTGAAACAACTGGTTCACGATTTATTGTTGCTTTCGTGACACCTTCTAATCACTACGATCTAAAGTACAAAACACTTCCACTTAGTCGCTTGTACAGCCCGAAGGAGATTTAATGGCTAAAAAGAAAACTAAAGTATGTATTGGGTGCTTCATTCCGTTGTCGTTAGATTGCTTCAATAAACATAAAAGCGGTCTATACGGATTGAGGGCTAGATGTAAGAAGTGCTTCTCAGTACATCGCAAAGGAAGTGCTAAAAGAATGAAAGAGAAATCTGATCTCTTGGCGCAAGGAAAACGCAGATGTGGAACTTGTAAAAAGATTAAGTCAGTAAAAAGTTATCAAGAAAAAATGTTTGAAAGCGGTAATCAAGGATACGAAAGCGCGTGTAAACCTTGCGTATCTATTCGTTCACGAATGCAAAACAGGGATAGAAATAAAGAAGCAAGAGAGTTTGTATTTAACTACCTTCTTAAACACCCCTGCATTGATTGTGGTGAAACCGATGTGTTGGCTTTGGAGTTTGACCATACTCACAGTAAAAAGTTTGACATTGGGAATGCGCTTAACAACAACATACTTCTTGATCTAATTAAAAAAGAGATCAAAAAGTGCGTAATTAGGTGTTCAACTTGCCACAGAATTAAAACGCACAAAGAAATAAACTCATGGAGATACAAAATGGCTATGGAAAGGAGTGTTTGATCGTGAATACAACAAACTTAACTACTAGAGGTTGGATAGTGCTGATCATTGTTCCTGCATTGATCTTGGTATCGCTATTTACTTATGCAACTCGTGATGTCTGCTATGTGGGCAAGGGTGGCAACTGGTTGGGCTATGGCTCATGTACAACGATGATCGATGAAGTGATTGGAGAAAATAAATGACTGCTGAAAGTAAGTATTGGAAAGTAGACATTGATTCCAACACAGTATTAATGCGGTGCTGTGATGAGATTCAATTCGAGTATTACTGCACCACTTGTGGTGAAAAAGGTGGTTGCTACTACTGCGACTTTAATCCTGATCAACCCTGTGAGTGTGTAGAGGAAGGTAATTAAATGATCACAACAGTTAAAGAGACGATCGAGATTCTGCAACGCACCTATGGGAATGCACTCGATGAACAACTGGTAGTTACTTGGTGGGATTCGACAGACTTTGAAGGTCGTGATCTTGATAAGGCATTCAACGCCTGTGAAGATGCACTCGATGTCTGTATCGGACAAATCAACGACACAATCGATGATCTTGTACCTGCACTACCTGAAAGTCGTGTGGTGCGAACTGCATCAGACGGCTCACTATTCTTAGGAGATGACTAATGGGATACGCACAGATCGTTCGTAGGGTAGAAGCCCACGAACTAACTAATTGCGATGATTGTGGTAATGACGAACTTACTTCATCAGGCAAATACATAACCGACTCAAGCAAGCAACCTGTTATTTGGTTCTGCTTTAACTGCGTTCAAAAAACAATTACAAAGTAACTTTATCAAGTAGGGGTCAACGCAGGGTTATGGAGAGTTTGTTCATTCTCTCCCTCCTTACCTGCGAAGGGCGATCATGATCGCATTCGATAGTTACGGCGTAGTCGTACCTGCCCCTACTTGATTTCACTAACTTAGAGAGGAATACAACATGGAAAATGCATCACTATTTACAGTAGAAGAAAAGAATCTGATACTCAATGCGCGATTTGTACATGGCAAATCGTTGCAGAGCGTTGCTGATCAATTCGGTACAACTCGTAAACTAATTCGTCAACTAGAAAGCAACTACCTCAAAATAATGAAAGGAGAAAATAAATGACTGAACTATCATCACACCAAACTGATCTCATCAAATCGATTAAGATCGCTAACGAGTTTCTAAAGATCGTTCGTGGATTCAAGGTTGATTCTGATCGCAAAGATAGTCTGCCCCAAGAGATCAAGGAGTATCTAGCCAATGCACATCTCAATACGATCATGAAAGATAAAGAGATCGAACCTGAAATGCTTATTTGGGGATTCCTGCACATGATCGAGATTCTCTTGAAGTATGCAGACTTAGAACCCGAAGATTTAACTGATGTCATGGACTCATTCGTTAAGTATGTAATAGAAAATCCTGATGATTTCAACGATCGGAGTAACAATGAAAACTGAGATCACGAATGCACCATGTCAACAAGGTGTAGACCCTGAATTATTCTTTCCTGACCCGACAGAGTATGAAAAGATTCGGGAAGCAAAATTAATTTGTGGTCAATGTGATGCAGTCACAAAAAATAAGTGTCTGACATTCGCAACAGAAAACGGAGTGCAGTACGGAATCTTTGGTGGTCTAACAGATCATGAAAGACAATTACTGCGCCGTAGAGAAAAGAAAAAGTATCGTCAGTATGTATCTGTGATTGGAGAGTACTAAATGGAACTAAGCAAACAAGATAAAAAACTTCGTAACAAAGCAGTCTCTCGTGCAAAGCAACGACTATCTCTGCGTTATGCACAGGAGTATCGAGAAACACTTGTAGAAGAGTGTGAGAAGTTAGGAATTAAACCTCCCAAAGAACATGGAACTACTCTTACTAATCTTGAATTAGAAAGAAAGATTGCACGACTTGAACGCTTGCTAGAAAATCAAAAACTAGACGGCAAACGATTGGAGTGCGATTTCTGTGGTTGGGATACTCCCGAAGAATTAAAGATTGGTACTGACGGAAAGTATCGTTGTTCTGTTCACACTTGCGAAATCTGTAAGTATGAGGGGTATGCAAGAGGTGATGATCAGGGAAGTATCTTGTGCGATCATCATGCACTCAACATTCAAGAAAGGTCGTTGTAGTTATGTATGCAAAGAATCAGGTAGTAATAGAGGTCAATGGTGGCGTTGCAGAGGTTGTGCGATGCCCTAGTGACATCGAAGTAATCATCATCGATCACGATAACGAGATGAACAATGACTAAGTGGTGGAATGTGCATTTCGAAACTATGGATCAAGGTTATGCAAGCGATCTTCTAACTGTTCAGGTAGAAGCAGATACACCCGATGAAGGAATCAAACTAGGGCAAGAGAGATTTCATTCTCTTGTACTGACACACAACAACTGGCAATTCAACGACATCTCAGAAACGAGTAATTAAATGATAAATCCAAATGACATAGTGCTATTCAATCGTGAAGAGGCAGATCAATTAGTTAGGAGAGTGCTTACTGATGATGAATGGTTAAAGATCAGAGAGTGGATTACTTCTGACGATAATCTGTGGGAAGTGATCGATGAATGTATTCAGAACACAATTAATGAGGTGATTACTGATCAAGATCAACAAGAAACTGGTGACTCGAATTGAAGGACTGGCTTACTACTACCGACATCGCGCAACAAACAGGGTTAAAGATCAATACGATCTACACCTATCGAAAGCGCAACACCCTTCCCGAACCCGATCACATGATCGGCAATCGACCGCTATGGAAGCAAACAACAATCGATGAGTGGAACTCTTATCGAACAACACAAATAGAAACGGAGAACTAACCTATGGTTGCAAATGTAATCAGTAGTCAAACCTCAGCAACAGATCATGTTATTGAGTTTCCAATGAACGGAAATGTTTACACCGCCAAAGTATTTATTGGTAAGTGGGGCGTTGATGTTGATTGGTTTATTGGTGAGGACTTTATTGCGATCGATGATCGCTGGAAGGTTCTGCCAACTGATCTCTACAATCTCGATGATTCGGATTGGGAAGAGATTCTCTTTCCATAACTAACTCTCAGCCCTGATCTGGGGCGATTAGGAGTTACTACAGGCGCACATAAGCAGATTCCCTAAGCCCTTAGTCACTATTGACCCCTAGCCCTTGATCGGGCTAGGGGCTTTTTTTTGACATCAAAGTTACTCATCAGTAACATTACTCACCAGTAACATGAGAGGGGAAGATCATGGCTTATGTCGTAAAGCGTGGAGATAGGTTTACAGGCTATTACCGAAAGGGCGGTAAACGCCTCTCAGCAGGTACATGGGGCTCGGAGATCGATGCCATGTACCACGCCTCAAAAGCAGAGGCATCGGGTGTCAGCGAGCCTTCTAGGGCTGTATTTACCCTATCAACCTACATCGATTCATGGCTTCCCACCGCCGATCTCATGCCGATCACTCGCAAGGGCTATCGGTCGATCATCGATCGGTATGTCCTGCCCACTCTCGGAGATTGCAAAGTAACTTCGATCGATACCCGTAAAATTCAAAAGTTACTTCAAGCCCT